TATGGCAAGACGAAAAAAAGACACGAGACAAATTATACCTGATGAATACAAGAATTTAGACGATGAAGAGTTGTCTAGACTAAAAAGAATCGGGGATGCAATGCAATCAGTTGAAAAAGGTCGCATTCAGGAAATCAAAGCTCAAGAAGCTGGAAGGAATGTCATCGAAACAAAAGTGGCAATACTAATTGTTACAAATGTCTTCTCAAAACTAAAAAACATTCTGTATAGCAGCAGCAATAAGCTTCCTGCTCAAATCGCAGGGAAGGAACATGCTGAAATTACACAAATAATGTTTAGTTTTATTGATGAGTCTCTAGAAAAATGCCAGCAAGACTTCGAAAACAAACTTTCGAATATTAAAATTGATGATATCGGGGAGGGAGAAGATGACTGATTCAGAAAGAAAGCTATTGGTTGCAATTAAGAACGCTTTAAAGCCACACGGCAATGTTGATTTAATAGATTGGGCCAAAAAGAATGTATATACGCTTAATTCCCCCAAAGGACATACAATTGATTTTAATCTAACTCCATATTTTAAAGAAGTCTATTTGGAATACCTCACAAACCCAACATTAAAGCAGATTACATTATGTGCTCCAGTGGGTGCGGGTAAAAGTGCTCTTATACAAGCAATAGTTACTACATCTGTTGCTTTATTCCCAAAAGAACTCATGTATGTGGCGCAATCTGAGAATATGACCTTAGACTGGCTTAACATTAACCTAAAGCCAGCAATGAAAAAGAATAAATCAATTGCTAGGATGTGGCCACTAAAATCAATGGATAAAAAGGAGTCAATTCATTTTCCCACTTGTTCTATCTACACAGGATACGCAACAGCAATGAATACCCTGCAATCTCGCAGTATTGATTATCTGCTTATTGACGAAGCATGGATGTTTGAAAAAGAGGGTATCATTACAGAAGCAAAAAGACGCTTACATGATAGAAGTGGTTCAAGAGCATTAATTGTTTCACAGGGTGGTATTATAAATGACCAATATCATAAAGAATATTCTATGGGACAGATCAAAAAGTATGCATGGAACTGCGAAGAGTGTAAAAATACAAACATTTACAAATTCGAGGACTTAAAATTCGACTACAGTAAGGCAGAAGATGGAACTCCAATCTGGTCCACCATTTATGCTGAACTAGAATGCCCATGTTGCCAAAAAAGATACGCTGATATTATAGAAAACAGACGAAAACTGTCTGAAAAGGGCAAATATGTAGTAGAAAATCCAGAGCAAAACTATTTACCAAACAATTATAGCTACCACTTTAATCAAATGGCAGTTTATGATGTGCCTTGGTCGCAATTAGGCAGAGAATTCCTCACAGCTAACAGTTCCAACTTTCGTAGAACAGAACTTAGGATGTTTCAACAAAAGAAGCTAGGCGAATTCTTTGATGAAGCGAAAAACATCGAAACAGTTGATCTTGAATCACTAGATGGTGGCTATAAGATGGACGATTATAAATTTGAGCCTTGGGATGTCCGCATAATGACAGCAGACGTTCAGCAAGACAGGATTTTTGCGGTTATCAGAGATTGGAATAAACAAGGAGGCTCAAGACTTGTTGCTTATAAATACTGTTCAACGTTTGGCGACTTAGAAAAGATCAGAGTAGAATACGATATAAAATCTAAAGCTGTTTTTGTCGATTCCGCTTATAGACCTGAAGAGGTGAAGCAAGCTGGCGCACAATTTGGATGGATTGGATTAAACGGTAGAGGCGAAACATCATTTAAAATCAAAAATAAATTGGGTAAAACAGTTGAGAGGGTCTATTCGATCCCAGTAAACTACCAAATTAAAACAAATGGTGGAGTTCGCAACTTCCAAGTGATTAATTATTCTGGTGTTTCAGTAAAAGACATATTAGCAACAATTCAGAACCAAAATAGATGGGAAATTCCTAGTGATGGGGATAATTACGCAATGTATGTCCACCAATTGAACTCAGAAGTAAGAGAAATCAATAAATTAACTGGTAAACCTTATTATAGAAAATTCAAAGACCAAAACCACTCCTACGACTGCGAAGTTGAGCAAATTGTGGGAGCTATGATTTGGAATTGTCTGATTTATGCTGAAGAGCCTGTAGATAATGAATAAATTTTGACATTATCTGTAAATTAAATGGAACTATCAAAGATTTTATATTTGTGGGCTAGAGCTTGTCCCGAAAGAAAAGAACAGATACAAGAATGGCTTGATATTGCCGTGACAAAGTGTGCTGCTGGACAAGGAGCCACATTAGCTAGTTCAACCGCAAATGGTGTTTCAGTTACTTTCATGACCCAATCCATGACTATTGTTGAATGGATGTCTGAACTAAGTCAGGCTATATTGACATTAGATAATCCAGTCGTAGGACAAAAAAAGGCACAACAAATTTTTAGATAATCCATGGACAAGTTAATTAAAGCATCACAAGATCGTTATAATCGTAAAATGACATTTGGGGTTCCATTTGCTCGTGATACTGACGATTTGATTACAGAATATGATTTCCTCAAATTACTTTCTTTGAGTAGAGGTTTGTTTAATAATAACCCTATTGTAAAATCAGCCATTGAACAAAAAGCAGATTATGCTTGGGGCAATGCTGGAGCATATAGAAGCTTATCTACAGATATGGATGCTGCTTCGAAAATGAATGCTGCCATCGCGCAATGGAGTAGGGTCTGTGAAGTCTCTGGTATGTCATTAAACGATATAGAATATCTATTAAGCGTTAAATTGGACGTTGATGGAGACGTATTTGTTTATCTAACCGAATCAAAAAATGGTTATCCTCAAGTGCAAATCATTGAAGCACACGCCATTGGTTCTCGTAAAAATGGCAAAATCGATTTAAAGAATGCTTATGAGGAAAAAGGAGTCATTTATGATAAAAAGACTCGTCGCCCAATTAAATATCGTGTTTTAGGCAGCAAAAAGTCAGAAGACAAATTGATTGATGTTCGTGATCTTATTAGAGTTTTTGAACCAACCACTTCTGTTCGTGGAATCCCCCTCGTAAGCTCCACCATTAATATTCTTCGTGATTTAGAGCATTCTCAAGAGCTTTTGCTTACTCAGCACCTTATGGCTGCTAGTGTTAGCATGATTGAGCATAATGAGTCAGGTGGTAATGAAATCAACCTCACTGATTCCGAATCTTTAGATGGTGACACTTTAAATGTAGAAGTCATCAATAATGAAGGCGGCGAAGTTAGATACTTCAAATCCAATTCTGGTGGTAAGATCGAATTACTCACTAACAATAACCCAAGCATCCCTTGGCAAAGTTACCAAGATACTCTAACTAATAGTGCTATTCTTGCATTAGATTGGAGCAGAAACCTTCTTGGTATGTCTCAAGGCACTGGAGTTAATGATCGTTTAGCATTACAGCAATGTGCTAAAGCAGTTCAATCGCGCCAAAATCTATTAGTTCCTGTTTTAACTCGTATCTGTAATTATGCAATCGCTAAAATGATTAATAATGGTTACTTGGATATCAAAACCACAGAAATTCCTTCTGATTGGTATGAGTGCAAATTCACACGCCCAAAAACACTCACTGTTGATTTCGCTAGAGACAGCAAAGCTCTTCTAGAAGAATATAAAAGCGGCATTAAGAATTTATCACAGATCTTAGATGATGAAGGTATTGATTATGAAACACACGTTCGTGAAAGATACGAAGAAGAAGCTAAACGATTAAAAATCAAAGGCGAAGTCGAAAAAGAATACGGTGTTGAACTAGATGATCTTACAGCAAGACTAATTTCGCCAACCCAATATCAACAAACTACTCAAAATGAAAATATTTGAAATCAATTTACAAGGGTTGGAAGAACATACCCACAAACAAAAGACATTAGAAAACGGTAATCCAATCGATGGCGTATTTATTAATAGAAAGCCATTGTATATAGAAGATAATGTGGCTTATATTCATGTGTTTGGTGTATTAAAGAATGATATTTCCGAATTGGAAAGTAAAATGGGCTATACCTCATATACACAAATCAAATCTGAAATCGAACAAGCTCTCGCTCTAAATGCACAATTAATTGTTTTAAAAATCGACTCAAATGGCGGCGAATCAATTGGTTCTGAAGAACTCACGCAAACTTTAGTTAATTTGCCTGTGGTTAGTTATGCTGTTGTCGATTCTGGTGTATGTATGTCTGCTGCTTATAAGATTGCCACTGGTTGCACTTATATCATTGGTAGTAGCTCATCTGAGTTTGGAAGCATTGGAAGCATTGTTTCATTACTAGATACTAAAGAGCCTAACAATAAGATTGGAGCTTATATGCATATCTTTACTAATGAAGGCGCATATATTAAAGGTATTGGAAGTGACTTTGGTAGCTTATCAGACGAACAAAAAGAATTTATGCAAAACAGAATCAACAAAAATGGTAAAAAGTTTCAAGAAATTGTTAAACGAAATAGACCTGATGTTGATGAACAAGTATTTTCCGCCGCATTCTATGATGCTGAAACCGCATTATCGTTAGGCTTAATAGATGCAATTTTTTGACACTTATAAAATAATAGAACTATGAATATTTTCCGTAAACATATCAGCGATGATACCATCAAAAATTACGAAACTCAATTACTTGATTTCGAAACTCAACTTGCAGGTCTAGTTGAACAAAATAAACAATTTTCCAACCAAATCATCGAACTAACCAATAAGCTAATTACTAATGAAGAAACACTTCAAGTTAAAGAGGTCGCTATTGAAGAAAAACAAGAGCAAATCAATGACCTTGAAGAAAAAATTCAAGAAAGCGCAGAAGTTATCGAAGAAGTTATCGAAAGTATCGATACTGTCGAAAAGCAAGCAGCTATTAAAGCTCTGGAAATTCTCGCTAACTGTGGATGCAACGAAGCAATTGAAATTGTGGAAGCACCCGAGGAATTAGATATCCTTTCTCAAGCCAAAAAGCTACACGGTAAAGAACTTGTCGATTTTATGAGAGAGAATAGAAACGAATATTTCAAATCGCTTAAGAAGTAATTTTGACAATCTATTTTTAATGTATCCAAGGAGTTCATTAGTCTCCACTAAAACTAAAAAAACAATTTAACTAATATAATATTATGCCAAACACATTTGCAAATTTAACTCCTCTTATCCAAGCTTCTGCTTTGGATGCAGTAGGTAACAAACTCGCTTTCCTTAATGATTTCATCACTGACTTCTCTTCTGAGTATGTCGATTATCGTAAAGCTACCGTCAATGTTCCTGTTATGACTGGAAGCACCGCTGTTTTGAATCCTACTACTTTTGGTGGTGGTTCTAATACCGCAGTTCTTGCTCCAATCACAATGAATCACATCTCTGTCCCATTCTATCTCAGCAATGCTGATTATCAAAATGGTTATAAGCTTGAACAATTGATTGCTACTAACGTCCAGATCCTTGCTGATGAGATCCAGAAACAAGCTTTCACTCCAATTACAAGCACCAACTATGGAACTGCTGTAACTGTTACTCAAGCTTCTTTTGCTCTTGCTAACCTTCAAACTGCATGGGCTTCCATCAAGGGTAGCCGCAAGGTTGCTTATCTTGATAGTGTCTCTTACAGCAAGTTGCTTACTAACGTAACTACTCAAATCGATCCTGAGCTTGGTATTCCTTATGCTGGCTTCCAAAAGGTCGCTTATGCTGACAGCTATACTGGTGCAGGAACAAGCATCTACGGTTTCGTTTGTTCAGATCGTAAGGGTCTTGTTATGGCTTCCGCTAAGGCTGCTATCGCTCCTAAGACTGCTGCTGGTATCGAAACTATCGAAATCGATCTTGGTAATGGTCTGTTTGCTGATCTTAATATGTGGGGTTCCACCTCAGATCGTTCTGACAACGCTTCGCTCGACATCTATTTCGGTGCTGCTGCTGGTGATAAGACTGCGCTTAAAGTCATAAAAAGCGCATAAGCTAAACTGATAAAACTTCAAAGCCCTCTAGGAGAAATCTTAGAGGGTTTTTTATTGACTATTTTTGACACTGTGGTATTATTAAAGCCGCTTAATTATGTTTAAAGAACTACCTGCAATTTATATATTCACAAATAAAACAAATGGAAAACAATATGTCGGAGAGACTAAAAATCTAAAAGATAGAATGCGTCGTTATAAAAAACCAGAAGCCAATCGACCATTTGAATCAGCGTTGGTGAAATAAGGAATCGAATGTTTTGACTTATATTATGAATACTTTCCAAAATTTAATAAAAAAGAATTATTGATTATGGAAGAAGAATTAATATTTAAATCAAAATGTCTTGTGCCAAATGGTTATAATGTATTAAAAAAAGGAACCGATAGAACAGGCTTTACACACTCTGAAGAATCAAAAGAAAAAATTAGGCAATCTAAGTTAGGTACAAAATTTTCTGATAAACACAGAAAAAACATGAGTGACGCTCATTCTGGAGAAAAACATCACTTTTATGGTAAAAAACGTCCTATAGATCAGTGTGAAAATATGCGAAAAAGTCAAAAAAAGAAAGAAGTTATTCAGTATTCTAAATCTGGAGAGCAAATAGCAATCTTTGAATCGACCAGAGAGGCTGGGAGGGCTATTGGTATTAATAACGGGTCTGGTAATATTTCTAACTGTTGTCTTGGCAAAACATCTTCTGCATACGGCTTTATTTGGAAATACTTATTTTGACATGTATGAATATTTACGGGTAAAGGCTGACTGGTGAGGCGCTTATTTTGGGTATAAGTATAGTTGAGTTCGATTCTCAATTACCCGACCAATTTTACACCACACTTAGCTGAGATGGATTAGCGCAAGACTGAAAATCTTGAAAGGTTGGATCGTTACCAACAGTGTGGGCCATTTCATATAGAGGATTTTGACAGAATCATAATAATACAGATGGAAACTTATAATATAAGCATTAAACGAGGAGAAACTTGGAAAGGTTTGACATTACAATTTTTGATTAACGATGTTCTAGTTGATCTTACTAGCGCCACTATTTTAATGCAATTTAAAAAGAAGTCGTGTGATGAAGAACCTATTGTAGAGTTTTCTTTGGATAATGGAATCAATATTACTGGACTTGGGCTGTTTGAAATCGAAGCACATATTTTTGATATCACGCCTAGAGAGTATACTTATGATTTGATGGTTCAAGTCAATGGCATCAGCTATTATCTTATTGGTGGAAGTTTAACAGTTGAATCTAACGTAAGCAGACTATAATGAGTGACACTATTACAATTAACTTATCAACAATTGAAGAGAATTTAATTTTAAATGTAACTTCAACTCCTCCTGATAATATTGATTTAAATTATACCGAAACTACCCTAAGTTATCTTCAGGGTGCTGGTGTGAATTTGCCCAACGTCTTTAGTCAAACTAATACTTTTTTACAAGATGTAATTATCAATAATAATATAAACATTACTGGTGATATTAATAATGTAATTAATATTCAATTTGATACATTTGATACGTCACCAGAAGGTGTAGGTAGACTTACATGGAATGATATAGATGGCACATTAGATCTTGGATTAAAAGGCGGCAATGTTACTTTACAAATCGGGCAAGAAGAAGTTGTTAGAGGTGTTAATAAAACAGGTGTCAATCTTGCTCAATCTGATTATCAAGTAGCTAGAATCAGAACAGGTAATGAAGGTGGTGCTCAAGGTCAAAGATTAGCCATTCTTTTAGCTCAAGCAAACAATGACAGTAACTCTGTTGATACTCTGGGCCTTATTACAGAGAGTATTGCTAAGAACCAAGAAGGTTTTATTACTACATTTGGTTTAGTTAGAGATATTAATACTACTGGCAGCTTACAAGGTGAAACGGGAGCATTTGCATGGCAAGAGGGTGATGTCTTATATCTAAGCCCAACAGTTCCAGGAAAACTAACAAAAGTTAAACCTGCTGCACCTAACCCCACTGTTATTGTAGGTTTTGTTGTTTATAGTCATCCAACCCAAGGCTCAATCTTTGTTAAGGTTGATAATGGTTATGAACTTGATGAATTACACAATGTAAATATTAGTAATTTACTAGCAAATAATGATGTATTAACCTATAACTCTATATTAGGTGTTTGGAGAAATACTCAATCACTGGATGTTGGCAGTCTTTTTACAGATACTTTTAGAATTTATAGCGGTGCAAATTACTGTCAGATTAACGCTCCAGCGTTGACTACAAATATATCTTTTACGCTTCCAAATGCATCTGGAACAATTGCTACAAATAATACAGCAGTAATGCTTACAGGAACTCAGTCAGTAAATGGCCTTAAAACATTTAACAGTCAAATAAGATCAACTGGCCAAACTTTAAATACAGCAGATAGTGTAGTTACTCGTGAATTGGGTGATGTAAGATATGGAACATACTCAGACATCTTAACTCAAGCTACGGTTTCATTTTCTACAACTTTTTCTACACTATTAGCTGTTACTTTACCTGTTGGTTTATATCAACTTGAAGCTTTTATGTCTTCTAGTCATACTGCTGGGGTTGGTTGTTCAATTAGATTGGGATCAAGCGATAACATAAAAGTTGGTATTACAGATGACTATGGAAGACCATTAGTATCACCTATTGTTGGCACTATTATTAGTGAGGATTATAATAGTGGAAATCCGAATGCATTTAGGGCAGAAACTGTTGGGGTGGAATTTCGTAGAACTATTTCTGGTGTTATTCAAGTTCTAACGCCCAACACTATTGTTAGCTTAGATTATGCTCAAGCTGTTTTAACTCCAACTACTCAATCTACTGCTAGAGCAAGATCATACATTGTTGCTAGACGTATAATTTGACATTTACGATATAGTATGGATCTTGAACAATATACACTTGCTGGTTTTGATATTCTGGCTAACGCAACAGCAGTCATTAATACCAAAAGTATTTTAGGTATTTTTAATACAGTAAGCTGGAACGATAGCAAAGAATTGGGTGGCTATGTAGCAGACGCAGAATTCTCATTTATGTGCAAAACTAATGATCTAACAAATCCAAAAACTTTGAAAGGTAAAATCATTGCAATCAATTCCACATCATACAGAATAGTTACAGTGGTCTATGGACAATATGTCACTAAAATCATGGCTCAAGGAATCAGTAAATCTTAATGTTTAGAGTAACTATAGATACGAGAGATCTAGAAGCTAAATTAAAAAAGCTTTCTAAGGATCTTAATAAAACAGCAGAAGAAACCGTTACAGAAATGGCGCAAACTGGTGGTAAGCAGCTTGCCTTTAGAATAGAGCCTTATGGTTTAAATAGTAAAGCTGAACAGATAGCCAAAAAAGCCATCTACAAAGACGTTAATAGTGCTTATGATTATGTCGGGCAAACATATAATGAAATCAAAAAACTTAATCCAAGATTAGCTATAGCTTATTCCAAAGCAGTTAATAGTGGTGATTTAAATGCTGCTGAACAGTATGCTAGATCAGCCATTAAGCAATATGAAATGAGAGAGAGTGATTACTCTGGTGCTCACCTTGATAGTATTAGAAATCGTAAAGGTAGAGTTGATTACAATAACCAAAGAGTTATGGGTATCAAAAACAACTCTGAAATCGATACAATTAAAACTAAAAAATCTGTCTCAGCAGGTATTTCAAAATCAGGATGGCTACAAGCTGCAAAAGATATTGGCGCAAAAACTAGAATTCCTTCTTGGTTAAGAAAATCAAAGAATTATGGTCGCGCTCAAATTATAAGAAACGGCTGGAGCACAATTGTAACACTTTTTAACGATGTGCCATATATCAGTAACTTAATGACTCCCGCAAAAGTGAATGCTGCATTGAAGAATGCTTACAGCAATCAGGTAAAGCGAATGGAGAAGCAACTGAAAGCCATCACTAGCAGATTTTGACATTCTTATAAAAGTATATATGTGCGGTAAAAAATTAGTTAAAAATTTAGAGTATTACATCCAATCTCTGGAATTAAACGTTCCAATTTACAGATTCGATTTGAACAGTGAAAAAGAACTACCTTGTATCATTATTGGTTATGATTCTGAAGAGTCTACAATCACTGGTTACGAAGGTCATTATACTGTGGGTGGATTTATACAGATCTGCGTCCAAGGTTATGACGATTTAGATAACTCTGATGCTGATGCTTATGCTGATGATATTTTAGATGCATTGGTTGATAAGGTAACTTTAAAATCATTTTTAAACACTTCAGAAGAGGATTTAAGACCTGCCACAAACTTCAGATTGAATGATTTATTTATTCGCGGCGTTGAAAGAAATATAGATGGAACCTCTGAGGAAATTTCTATTCTGTTTAACGCTTTTTGCAGAAATAAAGATTAAGTTTTGACACTCTTTATATAACAGAGAACTAATTAATAGGCCGTCCTCCTCACATGGGCAAAACAATTTAAACAATTTAAAATATTATGGCTGCAACTGCTACATCTTTTGGCGACGGTGAATGGGGCGTTGATTCTTTGGAAACTGGAATCATTATCGAATCTATTACACACGATTACACGAACTCAAATAAAACAATTAAAGACCGAACTGGTAACACTTTGGGAATTACGTATTATGATGAACAAATTAAAATTTCACTTAACGGAAGAATTCCTGAAACTACTCCATTTTCTGGAACTTTAGCCGCTGCTCTCACCTTGGGCAATACTCCTGCTAATCACCTCAAGGGTGGTGTTACAGGTGGTTTGGTGCTCATTGAAGGTGTTACTGTTGATATGGCTCAAGAAGATTATCAATCGATTAAGATCTCTGCTACCAAATACCCAAATATTACTGCTTAATTTTTTTTCTTAGTATTGTTATCATATATAAAAAAGCTCTTGGTGAAAACTGAGAGCTTTTTTTATTTTGACAGTCTTATATTGATAGAGATTATGAACAGAGAGAGTTTTTACGAAACAAATGATTTAGCAATGGCTGCTGCGCTTGCCGCCTTAGGTATTCCCTTTAAAGATAAAGAACCATTTATTAAGGTTCGAACAGCTAGAGGAGAACAATACCAATTCTTTTTTGAAAAAGTTAGTGCTTGTGGTAAATTCAAAACCAATGATTTGATGCGAGCTTGGAATGACGACAAGTTCCATGATAAAAATCCTGAGCATCCTTTTGCTTATATTAAGTGCGCCTTTAAAAACCGTGATGGACTATTAGATGTAGTTAAGAAATCGGTTGGTATGGTTATGATTGAAAAGAATGGTAAGATTGCCATTATTTCCGAAAACGCCAGTAAAGAGCTTAAGGATAAGATTTTTTCCCAAATTTAAAACATTATGAGTACATTAAGAGATGAAAAAGTAACAAATGCCATCACAAACGAAGGCTTTGAATATAAAGGTTTATTTTACAAAAGCCTTTCCACGAGAATGCTTCTATTGCTTGAGAAGTTTAAAAGCCCATTCTACTTTGGCGGCGATCCAATGAAGGGATTGATGGACTTTCTATATATTGCCCAAGGCGATCAGAAAGCAATCCAAAGAATGACTCCAAGCGAATTTGAGGACGCTGTATTTGACTTTAGTGATGATCTAACCCCAGATGATTTAAATGGTTTAAAAGTATTAGCTGATAATATGAACACCGAAAGCTCATCTACAGTGGTTGAAATCAAAGAAGACAATTCTAAAAAAAAACCCAGAAAGGCGTAAGCCCTCATTGGGTAACAACACTGATTTTTAGTGTAGCCAAAGAAACTGCTTGGACCGAAGACTATATTATGGACATGCCTATTGCTCGCGTATGGAGTTATAGACATGCCATTTTATGTTCTTACGATGTAGAATGTTACTACAAAAGCGACGAAGATGATCGCCAAGAAATGTATGAATTATTTGATACGCTTAAAAGCAATAACTTTTGACAATAATTACTATTTTAGTTACCTATGAGCACAGCAAGAGTCCAATTTACAGCAGATACCCGAAATTTCCAACAAGGGGTTAATGGAATTCAAAAATCGATAGGAGGTTTAAGGGTTACGGTGGGTGCTGTTGCTACTGCATTTGCGGCTATTGGTATCTCTAATGTAGCTTCTGGACTTGGTGGGTTAGTTACTAGCTCATCTCAAGCTGCTGCGTCTTTTGAGACTCTTGCTGTGCAAATGGAAGTGCTTTTAGGAAGTGCTGATAAAGCTAAGAAATTGGTAAGCGAAATGAAAGCATTTGGCGCAACCACTCCATTAGAGCAAAAGGATATCCAACAAGCCACCAAAACACTATTACAGTTTGGTATCAAAGGTGAAGATGTGATGGGTATCTTAAAAATGCTTGGAGATACTTCTATGGGTAATGCTGATAAGCTTCAAACCTTATCTAGAGCATTTGGACAAATGTCTTCTGCTGGTAAATCTTCGATGGAGGATATAAACATGATGATTGATGCTGGTTTTAATCCACTTAATCTAATTACTGCACGAACTGGCGAAAGCATGGGTAGCTTAAGACAAAGAGTTAGTGATGGTAATGTCGGTATTAAAGAAATTGCTAAAGCATTCGAAGATGCCACTGGAAAAGGTGGCACTTTCAATAACATGCTTGGTAGAATTAGCGAAACCACTGAAGGAAAATTATCAAATTTATCAGATGCGGTTCATGCATTAAAGGTAGCATTTGGAACAGGTTTAAATGTTGGTTTGCGTGATGTTCTAGATAAATTAAATACTTTAACTCCTACATTCACTGAACAAGTTACTAGCTTAGGTGAAGCTGCTGGTAAATTATTAATAGTTCTTGCCGAAAAGTTACCTGAATCAGTTTCACAAATAGAAAGCTATATCACTAAAAGTGGTGGTATTATGAATGCTCTTAAAGCAGGTATTGTTAATGTCTTACAAGATCAATCAGTAAAAACTGCTGTTGAAGAACTTGGTCGTTTAATGATTCCAAAAGAATTAAGAGAAGGTGCTATTGGTCAAGTGGCCAAAACAGTAGCATCTGGAACTACTGAGTTTAGTGCAGGATTATTAGCTTCTGGTTTATTGTTAAAAGGTACTGGATTAGGTAAAATAGCTACTGGCATTGGATTAACAGCAATGGGATCAACTGCTGTATCTAAAGGTGAAAGCGAATGGACTGGATTGGGTGGAATAATGGCTGGCGCAGGATCAATACAATTAGCTCAACTTTTAAAAGAATTTACAAAAGGTAAAGGACTATCAGGTTTATCACGTTTAGGGCCACTAGCATTGCCTATCGCTACTACTGCTGGAGCGGCTATTGCTGGTAATCAAATTGAATCAAGATTTGGTATAATGGAACGACTTGGCAAAGGCATGTTTAAAACTGTTACAGGCAAAAACTCCGATACACTAATGAAAGAGTATGAAGAGATGAGAACAAAGCGTCTTGGTGTCGAAATTAAATCAGAAAAAACAGCAACAGCGGTAGCAAAAGAAAAGGAAAAAGAAACAATTACGTCCAGATTTACTGATGGTTCATTTATGAAAGAATTCCAAGAAGCATTCGCAAAAGGTTTGCCAAAGCTTGATACCAAGGAATTCAAAAAGTTTATATTGCCAGCAGCTAAAGAACAAGAAATCAATAACTTGGGTGTCTCTGCCGCAAAACCATTTTTAACATCATTGGCTTCTGTTGGTGGTGGTAAGTTCTTTACTGGTAAAGATACCATGGCTTCTCTTCAACAAACAACCAATAAGTTTTTACAAAAAATCGAACGCAATACCAAAAATATTCGTGCCACGGCATCTTGGGCGTAATTTAATTTTGCGATTGTTTTAATAAAAGATTTGCTGCTCTGGTAGCAAGTCTTTTAGCAGTGGTTTCTGGGGATATTTTTTTACCCATCTGAGCTTCACTATTTTTACGGCGACGTTCCTCAGAATGCTTTTTGCCTTTATGAGCTTCACTAATTTTTCTTTTAGTTTCTTCCGAATGTTTACTACTATACCTTTTTGCACTGTTCTTATGAGCATTACTCATATTTATTTTAGTTTGTTCTGATCGAGGTCCAAATTTTTTACCTTTTCTAGACTCGCTCATCTTTTTTCTAGTTTCTAAAGAAAGCTTCTTGCCCATATTTACCTCACTGAGTTTTCGCTTGTGTTCTTCAGATCGAGGATAAGTATTCAAACCTTTTTTTGATTCACTATTTATGCGCCTACTTTCCTCGGTATGTATACAACCACTAGGCCCTTCTCCACCATCAGTAAGGTTACACAAATTTTCACGTCCAACTGTAGCAATAGTTTGCTTCTCAAGTATAAACGCTTGCTCTTCATTTAAATTATTTAATAAAATTGTTACCTCATAACCATGCTTTGCGACAATATTTTTCCAGTAGCTGTTTCTTCGATGTTTATTCCAAGCTCTTTTCCCCATTCCTTTTCCAATGTAAAAAATACTACCATCAGTGGCACGAGTATGAGCATAAACATAAAAATCGGTGCGTTGTTCCATAAAAATATCCTAACTCTAAAATGCATGATGTCAAATTAATTTTGACACTTTCTATAAAATAGAGAATATGAGTGATAGTGCAACAATATATGGTATAGATCGTAATGATTATATTTGGAATCCCAATTTTAAGGTTCGTCTTGACAGTAAGGGAAAATGGACTGGGAGTGAAGGTTACACATGCAGACTAGCTGATGTAACCAAATTGCTTCCTAAAATTGGAGCATACTGCACATTAGCTGGGTGGAATTTCTTAACTGTTACCGAAATTGAAGTGGAGAACATCGAAGGCGATTTAGCTGAAGTTAATTTTTCGTATTCAAGTTATCAAGAAGGTGGGGATTTTCAATTTAATGAAAACAATTTAAACAATTATACTTATGATTTATCTATCCAAGCGAGTGACGAACCTATCACAACTTTCCATAAGTTTAGAATAGATGATCCGATTTCAGATGAAGAATGGTTGATTATAAAGCAGTATATCGATGGTCTTGCAAAACCAAAAGACGGCACAGATAAATATACTTTTATATCTGTAGCTGATGAAACTACCGAATTAGGAGAAGTAACATCTGAAGAAGGCAAGAAACTTTGTGATTTCCTAGCGGTTGGAGTTGAAACTTATTATGTTCCAAGACAAATCTGGAGAATTACATACACATCAAGAAGTAGGCCATCTGCTAGTGATTTAAATGATGTAGGCAAAATCGGAAATCCTAAAGGCGCACCTTCATTAGCTGGTGGTCGCAATTGGCTGCTTAATGGATTAAATGTAACAGAAAGCGATAAAATCTTCACAATTACGGAAGAATGGTTGCTATCTGATATCGGTGGTTGGGACGAATACCTTTACGAAGATTAATATATATGTCAGATTACGTAAAAGCAGGTGAACCATTGAGAGCTAGTTGGGCAAATGATGTCGTAAGAGATCTTCGCCGCAATAAAGCGTCAATTAAGAAAAGAACACTTATCATTGGCAAAAATGCAGTGTCTGGTTGTCCATTCGGTAAGATTGTCACTTATACTGAAGGTGAAGGTGAAGCAGCAGAAACAAAAACAGGTATTCTTGGTGGCACTATATCTGCTGGTGATAAAAACTTTAATGTTCCTAACAAAGAACTCAATCTTGAATCAGATGGTGTAAATCTTATATATCTAGAAATTAGTGTTACAGCTAATCGTGATGATGCTAACGAAATACTACTACCTAGACTTGAAACTAGCACAGAAACTGATCCGTCTTCATTTTGGAAATCAATATCTTGGACAGAATCTCCCGTAACTCAGTATCCATCAAATACCCGCCCTGTGGTATCATCTGGTGTTGGAAAAATAATCGTGCCAATTGGAAAGCTTACGATTGATGGTGGGATTGCCAAGCTTGATGCGGTGGGCTGTGGATCAATTACTTTAGATCATTGCAGCGGAACTTTAAGCTATGAGCGAGGATGAAAATTACTACTGCTCAAGATGTATTATTGGTTGCTTGTTGTTCATGCCAACCAGACCTTTGTGAATCCCCAAGAAAACAATGCGAAAGTAAATCTGCGACATCTACGAGTGCAGATGATGATTATACTGACGCTGTAGAAGAGTGGGAACGTAAGGATGCTTTGTGGAATGACTATCAAGAATGGTTAGAAGCAGATCCAGAAACTAGAGGTCCAGAACCAGAGCATGAAGGTGATGCGGGTGAAGAGCCTGTTCCTCCTGAGAATTACTACGATGTAGATCACGGAAGCTGGGGTCCATTTATTAAACCAGATGGAGAACCAACTGATGATATTCCTACTCTTTATAGAACAAATGACTATGTTAATACTTCATGGTTTGATGGTGAAGCAAGTATATATGTTGCTGATGAGCTGGATGAGGTGAGAAGTACAGAATCGATATCTGAAGACACTTGGACAAATGGTGTTTATGCTCAAGGAGCAAGAACATCCAGTTTTATTGATTCTGAAGGAGAATGCTCAACTTATCCAAACCTTTTTGGTGGCACAGTCGAACCTCCAGGAAGTGAACAAACTGAAGTATTTAACGAAAAGCCATGCTTACCTGATAGTTATATTAGAACCAGAAAAATGGATTCTGATAGTGGTAATACAAAACCTGAATTAATAGGATGCCCAGGTCCATTTCTTAACGCTGATGTTGTCTATTGGGACTTCACAGAAACTATTAAAGAAGGTATTCAGCTTGGTGATGGTGTAGGAAAAGATGAAGTAATCGCACGAGCAACTGGAAAAATTCGTCCAACTTGGCCTGAAACACCAGAAGGAACTAATTGTAGCTCAGAACTTGATGTTGACTGGCCTTTGATTGGTGATATTGATCCTTGGCCTTCTTGTGAAGATGGACCTCCATTATCTACTGGAACAGTCACTGTCACAAAATCTCGTTATCGTATGGGTATACCAAGTGGTGATCGTTGGGAAGCAACTACTTCAGAATGGTTAGAATGGGAAGAAGGTGGATCTGTTGGTGAAGAGCCATTAAAAACAACATTTGATGTCGCACACGCTAATTGGGTTATTGCTAAAGCAGAATGGGATGCTGAAGATCCTGAAACTAGAGGTGAAGAGCCATTAGAACCAACTACACGATCAACCTATGAACTTAAATGGGATGAAGTATTTTTCTCAAAAGAATGGGAAGACTGGAAAGCTCTTAAAGATGCATTTGATGCCGCCACAAAGGCTCATGAAGAATGGGTTGCTGCTGGATCTGAAGGTGAAGAGCCTGTGGTCCCTGAGGAGCCTGCTGAAGAGCCTACTAAGCCTTCTCTTGTGGCATCTCGCACATGGGTGTATTCAGGAGGATCAGAGTGGTCTACATGGTACGAAATCCCAATTCCTGAAGTAGAAGGCGAAACGAGAGTTGTGAATATTATGATTACTTGTTACAAATCTGCATCCTTAGGTCAAAAGCCTACTGCATACGGAGAACGTTACAAATTTTGACAGACCTCAATTCTATGATAGAATCGATATATGGAGAAATACAATGATTTTTACGTTTACGTTCACACAAAAGCTAATAATGGCAGTGTGTTTTATGTAGGAAAAGGCAGAGGTAAAAGAGCTTGGAGCAAAGAAAACAGAAACCCCCATTGGCGAAATATTGTAGCGAAATATGGATACGAGGTAACGATTTTATTAAACAATTTAAATGAAGAACAAGCGTTTATACTTGAGAAGCAAACTATTGCTACACTTGGTAGAGAAAACTTGTGTAATATGACTGATGGGGGCGAAGGTGTAAGTGGTTATGTGGCTTCAGAAGAAACTCGTAAAAAACTTAGTGAAGCTTCAAAAAACATGTCTGACGAAACTAAACGCAAAATTTCAGAAGCCAAAAAAGGTAAAAAGTTTTCTGAAGAGCATAAGCGTAAAATTGGCGAGGCTGGAAAAGGTAAACCTGCTCACAATAAAGGTAAAAAACAATCTAAAGAACATAGCAATAAAATTAGTGAAAGTCTAAAAGGCAAGAAACAATCACCAGAAACTATAGCTAAGAGAACAGCTACAAGAGCCGCCAATCGTTTACTTAAAAAATCTGAACAATAGTTTTTTGACAACATTCTCATTTATATGATTCTTTATATTTCGGACGAGGGGAAATTAGTTTTCGATCCCAACTTTTTGCTGCCAGTAACCGCTCTTGATTTTAAGAGAGGTGATAAAACGACTATCAAACTTAAGTTTCTTAGTGGCACAACTCCATTAGCAGCCGATCCTGCTCGTGTTATTGAATTTGGTTGTAAACCAACAGGTGTCTACGATTCTAATTTCACTGTTTACGCTGACACTTACGTCATTGACAGTAATGATTTTTATGTGTTTAATCCAAACTTCAACACAGAACCGCTTAACGATCTTTTAAACTATGATGTAGATGATAGCAATGATATTCCTAGCGTCACTTTGATTTCTGAATTTACTTGGAGTGATGACGATGGCGTTTCTTGGAATTCTACTCAAACTTATAATGCTATTGTAGCAAATGATGTCATTCGTAATGATGAATCTTCTCCTCTAATTAACCCAAGCCCTGTTGAATGGCTTTGCACCAACCTTAATTCTCTTTCATGTAGTATTAATATTATTAATCCACCATCTGGAGGTAGTCCTGAATTTTCAAATAAAATCATAACTACTGGCTTTGGTGGTAGTATTGTAACTGGTGGTTATGAAGCTCCTATTGCAACTTTTGGTCAACTAAGTCCTATGTATACATCTGAATCAACTTCAGGTATGTTCACATTAGGAAATTATTCTGAAATGTATACAGCAGGTAATTATGCACCAATATACACTTTAGGCACTAATTCACATATATTAGCTGCTTCATTATCCTCATCAATAGGTATTGGTTTAGGATCAACAAGTGGAGTTCCCAATGTGCCTCCATCTCATATTGCATTGGATATCAAAAAAAATACAATAAGAATTCAAGGTCAAAAAACTCCAAATGCAGGAATGGGAGGTACAGTTGGTGAAATATGTTTTGATAATGATGCTATGTATTATTATAAAGGAGGAGACTTCCCTACATGGGTGCGTTTAATTTTCCAAGCTATGCCTTAATATATTTTTATGAAATTAATTCAAATTACTCCTGCTCAACAATACGCTCAACATCTTGATGCAATTCAATCTATTATAATTAAGCAGATTGAAGAATCACTTACAGAGTCATACAAACTATTTAACACGGAAGGTGAAGAACAAGCTATCTTAGATGTTCTTGGAACTAATGCCGTGAAAGGTATGGAAATCTATGTCACTCTTTACACTGCTCTTGCAGCACTAAAGCCTGATCATGTTGCTCCAGCACCTCAATTAAATAAATTTGTCGCAAATGAAGATGGAACTATTACTTTTGTAGATCAATAAAATGTTAGAAAGCCCTATAATAAAACTATTTGGATTTCTAGCTCCAGTAACTGCTAGTATAATTAGCTTTTTAAACTTATTGAATAGTACCCTAACCACAATATCATTGGTTATCGGTATAACAATAGGCTTAATTACTCTTTATAGGCAGTTGTTTAAAAAATAAGTGTAATATATAGTATATACTATGGAAAATTACGAACCAAATATGATAGCGGGTCTGGCTCCACAAGCAGAAGAAATATACAAATCTGAACAATTAAAAACATTTATATTAAATAAAATTCATGAATACAATAATCGAACTATTACTAGCAAGTCCTTGGGTAAATGTAATTACTGCTACGGTAACTCTTGCCAGTGCAATAACGGCTTTAACCCCTACTCCTAAATCGGGATCTTCTATGTCTAAAATTTACAAAGTCATAGAAGTTGTTGCCATTAATATTGGCAAAGCAAAACAAAAATAATGAAACCTGAAATCGCCAAATATCTCCAACGTGCTATTGGAGTTGATGATGATGGAATTATTGGCCCAATCACTCGTGCTGCTTTGTTTAGTAAATTACTAAGCATTGCAGAGGGTGAAATTGGAGTGCGTGAGGTAGGCTACAGCAACACAGGAGTGCGAGTGGGTCAGTATCAAGCCACAACTTCTTTGGGAGGCTCAGGATGGCCTTGGTGTGCCGCATTCGTGTGTTGGGTAATTAAACAATTGAATATATTTTCTGAGAGAGATAGACCCAAAACTGCTGGTGCATTTGCATTTGAAACGTGGGCAAGGGATATGGGTATCAATTGTATCAAAAGCCCCAAAACAATAAAAAAAGGAGATATTGTCATTTATAGCTTTTCACATATTGGAATTGCGAAAAGTGATAGTAATAATAAAAACTACTTTCTATGTATTGAGGGTAATACAGACGATGGTGGAAGTAGAGATGGCGGGGGTGTGTATGAGAAGAATAGATCAATCAAATCTGTCAGATCAGTGATTAGGTTTTAATCCTTTTTCTGCACAAATTCGATTAACCCTTCAACTCCGTTCTGCCACAAGAATAATGAGTCGCCAACTAAGGTTATCATGCATTTAATATCTTCGGTTTGACCAAAAGGTAAGAAGAATGTGTCGGGAATGTTTTCGTTCATATTAATCAAATGTTGTAATTATATCCTTCTAACAGAGTAAAGCATTTATCATTATACTCACACAAGTCATTAAGTGTTTCAAAATTTAAAAATTCAGCAAGATAGCTGTCGAAATTGAAACCAAAAACTTTATTTGCGCTATGAAACAAATCATTCTGCTTATTAAACAAATGAAAAGTTTTTTCGTCTTCAATCTTAAATGAAGGATTCTTGATTAGTTTTTTAATCTGTTTAGCGAGTTCACGAGAAATCTTTAGATTTTCTGCTTTCCAAACAGAAACTGCTTCTTTATAAGCCAATTTTGCTTTTTTCTCAGCCTTTTTCTCAGCATCATACTGATAACGCATTTTTTTACACTCTAAATCATAAAGATTTTGTTGTTCAACAGCTTTACGATTGCTTTCCTTTTGTTCTAGAGTCATTTCAGGACGATCTGGATAAGGTCTAAAAGTATATTGGCCAATTGTGATTGTATTTTTTGTGTTCATATATTTAGTTGTCTGCCGTTATTTTACGCTAATTGTTTATTAATCGTTTTTGGTGCTAATAGTATTTAATCAAATGGTGTATATTTTTTAATATTCCAGTCATCAAGTTTTGTCGCATCAAAGAAATCAGTGTGATAAATCTCTTTGGCCCAAATTTCATTGTCTAAATATTGCTCAAAATCTTTTCTTTTTGGAGTTTTGCGGCTCTTAAGGATTTCATCAGTTTGCTTTTTTAATCTTTTTATGTGATTTCTTATATTATTACGATAATTTTTTTCCTCACGGGATAAAGCAGAGGATATTTTTACCTTTGGGGCAGCATTTTCCTTTGCTTTAACATTTTTTAGATGCCTAATGAATGCGTAGAAAACTACTCTATCTTTGTTTTCTGGATTATTAAAGAAAGCCTTGCTGATTTCATTATTACACTGCTTGCAAAGTTTGCCGTAATCCTTGAAATCTTGGCTGGCTTTTTCTGTGTTGCAGCGATAACAAGTTTTTGTGAGTGGCTTAATTTTCATAATCAATAATTATTCGTGCTCAATTGTTCCATCTGGGTAGACGATCATGCCATCAGAGACATAAATGCCGCCATCATTTCTAACTGCTGCCATGTCATAGATTGCAAGGTATAATAAACGCCCTGCAATGGTTTGTTGTAATTGTTCATCAGTGGTATCAATTTCGAGCAATTGTGAGTATGTTAGTTCTTTAATGTTCATATTATTTATTTGTTTGTGATTATAGGGGTGATGCCAAAGAGATTCTGGCAAAGTGAGACTTGAAAATCAATGATTTTTTCTGAAATGTCTGCAAAATCATCAGGTTTTTTGCAAAATACTGACACTCCATCGTGGCAATCAAGAATTTTACAATCAAGATTTGCGGCAAATTCATAAAATTTTGGGTTTCTAAGCAATCGTTTTTCGTAGATTTTTGAGATGTTGCAGCCAGTTTCTCTAACCTTATTATGATTTTGGATAAACCATACGTCAAATAGCTTAGGAAATCTTATGGCAATCCAGTTTCTGATGAGTAATTCGTAGTTATAATTCTCGTCATTTAAAACAGATAGTAAAGAAATTTTAAACTTATCTTTGGCATTTTTATCATTCGCATCAAGCCCGAGTTCAATCATTAGAGAGGTTCTAGGATGCACCTCAGGATTAGTCCAGAAAGCGTTCCAATCATTATACTCATCAAGAAGATCTAATTTGTCTGTGGCAAGCTGGGTCATCACATAATGGGCGAAAAATGTTGGATGCATAGATCTGTAATCTACATCACCTTCATTGCTTAAAATATCTTTACCAATTTTCATCGTAAGACGGTTGCGTAAAACTTTCGGGCAAGAAACAAATGAATTGTGCATTCTGCCGTCTTTTTCATGATATTCGCACTCTACATCATTCCTTAATCTAATGGCTGAACAATTTAAATTGCTTAATCTATTCTTATTATCCTCACATTCTGCTCTAGCAGCTTCTAAGTCATCATAGGAAAACGTAAGATTTTTGATAGCTTCAGAATTATAAGCACATACAATATCCTCTAATTTAACATTTTTGATTCTTTTAGAACGATTCTTATTCTCTTGGCGGCGAAAATCTTTGTTAGTATGAAGCATTAGTAAGTATTGAAAATCGCTATTGTAACACATTTCCATTACATTTTCGTTTAAAAAGTATTTTGGCTTTGTTTCATTTAGCAATCTCATATACTCCCAAAACAAGTAACTTTGCCCTTCAAATTCGTAACCTTCGGCTTTCAATTCCAA